TAGTAGATTCTGGTTGTACAGTATATCTTCTTGCTCTTGGTGCAGTGTTTGTATCTGTATTTGCATAGTAATCCACTTGAGTTTTTCTGACAACTTTTGCATCTGTGACAGGACCGTAAAGATATGTTTTAGCAGTAAATTGTAGTGTGTATATAATTGCTCTACGAGTTGCAAAGTCTCCTTCATAGTCATCTTCATAATCTATACTTTGTAAAACTATGGGTACGTCTTTTGTTTCTCCTATTGTTGTTAATAGTTTTACAGATAGATTATAATGAGGTTGAAATATAGGTAATATCTGTTCTATAATTTGTAAACCATCATCTTGATTTTTCGATATAATTGCTAGTTCAAATCCTATATTATAAGGAACAGGCATGTAAGCATTTTTATTTTCGTCTGCGTCTTTCTTAAATTTAATTTTTTGTGTAGGTGATACTTTTCTTGAAGAATCGTATTCAATACCACCTATCTCAAATGATAATCTTGGAAGAGTTATCTGCACTCTTTTGTTTGTAGGATCAGGGTTCTGATCTAAACGTGCTAAAAATTTCTGTTTAGGACCATAAGCAAGAGGTACTTTCATGACCTCATCATTCCTTCGGATCTCTATATTATTAAACAGAGTTCCAAAAGATACAATTGTCTTACGAAAAATTTCGTTGTATGAATAAGTTCCTAGCATTAGATTGTGTTGTCAGTAATAGATCCAACTGAACCAAATGGATTTGCTTCAGTAAAGTCAATGATCTGGTTATCAAGTGTTTCAAAGTCATTGTTTTGATCGTACTCAAGATTTTGATTATCGATCGTATTATATGTAGCAGTTGTCCAAGATGCACTAGATGTTCCACCAGTGACAGTCTCAGGAACTGTAAATGTACCAGAACGATTAATAACGATCAATGTTCTAGTAGCAGCGTCAAAAGACTTAACTTCAGCAGTGACATTAGATGTACCACCAGTAATAGTTTCACCTACTGTAAAGGTGCCAGTGCCACCTGCTACAAGACCAACTGTAATCGCATTTGCAAATGCAGTCTCGATTGCATCGAGTTCTGTGATACCTGTGTTGATCTCCTCGTCGCTGTACTCGAATAGTTCACATTGACATTCCCAAACATAATTTCTACCTAACTGATAGAATGGTCTTTCTACTTCTACAAATTTGATTTCAAATAAATGTTTGGTTATTGGGAACCAAATTAAGTCCCCTTCGTTTGGTCTCCCTTCGACGTTAAGCGTGACACTGTCGTCCACATGCTCTTTAAATTTCTCACGGGAGAATATAAAAGTTGTCTTGTCTTCAATACGGATTCCAAATTTACTAAGTAGCTCACCTTGTCCTTCCCATCCTTCAACATTATTGACATATGCTCTAATTGCTTTCGCACTTTCAAATTTTCCATCCGAGTCTTCTTCAAAGACTGAATCTTTGTTGACAATCGTTCTCGGAACATAGTAAATGTCTTGCCCATAAATCTCGATACTTTCTACTACTAGATTTTCAATAAATTTTTGTTCTTGTGAGGATGCGTTTGCTTTTAAACGTCCTGCATTAGAATAATCTGACTGAACGTAATCCTGAGCTGGTGAGTTCTGAATTGCCATATTATCCTATTAGATCTAGTGGTGGTATTTCATAGCGATCACGAATATCTTTTTCAAGATCTTCCTTGAATTTACTTGCGTCTTCAAGGATTTGACGACCGTTAAGAGTCACCCCACCTAACATTTGAATACCATCATACTTGCTAAGGTTCCTACCCCACTGCTGTTGGAATAGTGCCTCAACATAATCCTTCAACCAGTTGTCATTGAACATGTCAGTAAAGGTTGTAGGATCTTGACGCATAGTCATGTCTACCATTATATAGTCCCCGACTGTAAGATCATCCCAGTCGAAGTCCAAATAAAGTCTGTTTGAATGTTCATTCCATTTAACTCTTCTATTTGCTTGAGAGTTAGTCACGAAGTCAAGAGTCTCTAAGTATTGAGATGTTAGGAAGTAATGTAATATCTGTCCATGTGTCATGGAGTAGATATCATTTAAGAATATTTGATATTTAATATTGAAAATATTACCAGGTACTATGCTTGATGCACCTATGTTTGTATATACATGATTGATACCTAAAGTACCAGGCGGTGTAGAAACGTAATTATCTTGTCCATACCAAGGAGTTGATCCTTCTTGAGTAAATCCTTTTGCCTGTGTCTTGATAGCTTCAGTGACTTCTATTCTCATAAAGGTTTGAAAACTACCATTGTAATGGTATTCTTGATAGTAATCTATTGCTTCTTCTACCAAATCATCCAGCTGCTCAGTGGCAACGTTAATATCTATCGTAGGAAATCCTAATCTACGAAGAGCATAGTCTTTTAATTCTGTTTTACTTGCAGGTCTTGTAGCAGACATAGTTTATTAACCGAATGAACTGATAGTTAAGTTAGTTACATCATTAGCACCAACTGTTTCTCCTTTCTTAAAGAATCCAGATACATTATCAACTGTGACCGATGAGGAATCCATGGCTGTTATAACTCCCGAACTGTTGGAAGTTGTTCCAGTCAGTGTTGCTCCAATCTCCATAGTTGTGATGTCGGATAGACTGAAGGTAGCATTAGTGAATACAGTTGCAACGTTAACAGTTGCGTTAGTAAAGATCGTAGCAATATCAATTGTTGCTCCATTTCCATGAATCTCTGATACTGGGATTGTACATCCATTTCCATGAATTGCAGATACTGGAATCTGTGCTCCATTTCCATGAATCGCTGTGACATCAAAGGTAAGATCAGCACCACCGCCACCACCTAATTGAGCATCGGCAACTGTAACTGTCTCATTAACAATGAAACCTGATCCATCATCTGTGACAGTGATAGAATCAACAGTACCACCAACTCCAATAACAACGGTGAATGTTGCATTAGCACCTGATGCCTGAGTAGCATAATCAGATGTTCCTAAGGTATAAGTGCCAGGAGTTCTTGATGAATCAGTTGCACCAAAGTTTCCTACGGTCTTAATACCAGATGCATTAGCGTTAACAATAGTTATAACTTCGGATGCTGCATATCCAGATCCATCGTTATTAATTGTTGCATCTGTTATAACTCCATTTGAAGTTGTAATATCAAGAGTCAATCCAGTTCCTGATCCAGATGATGTTGTAGCGATAGCAGTTCCGTTTGCGTATCCTGTACCTGGATCGCTGAATGAACCAAGAGTCTTAACGCCACCTGAGTTAGCATTTACGATTGTAATAGTATCTGAAGCTGTATATCCAGATCCATCATCATTAATTGCTACTGCTGTAATCGCACCAGAGGCATCTACAGATGATATGTCAACGGTAAAGTTTGAACCAGATCCATCATTGGTTGTTGCGATTGCAGTTCCAGTTGCGTATCCTGTTCCTGCAGTAGCGATAGATCCAAGTGTCTTAACACCAGATGCATTAGCATTTACGATTGTAATAGTATCATCAACTGCGTATCCAGATCCTGCACCATTTATTGCTACACCTGTGACAACTCCATTTGAAGTTGTTAAGTTAAGTGTTAAACCAGATCCAGAACCAACAGTTGTTGTAGCAATAGCAGTTCCGTTTGCATATCCTGTACCACCTACAAGTGTGTCAACTGTTGCTGCACCACCTGCGTTAGGGTTCGTAATTGTGATTGTATCACCTGCAGCATATCCTGTTCCTACAGCATTAATAACAACGTTTGTTATTGCTCCGTTTCCATCGACTGTAGTATTGACTGTTAGGGCATCATCACCAGATCCAGAGTTTGTTGTAGCAACACCAGTTCCTGCTGAAAATCCACCAACACCACCAGATAATGTACCCAAGTTAAGAGTATCAACACCACCAAGATTGGAGTTAGGAATTGTTATTGTTTCTCCTATCACATAATCAGTTCCTGCTTGATTCAATGCAATTGCTGTAATAGCACCATCAGCATTTACTGTAGTATCAACTGTCAATCCAGTTCCTAATGCAGATGCTGTTGTGGCAACGTTTGTCCCAGCTGTGTATCCACCAACACCATTTGATGATATTGATCCAAGAGTGACAACTGAACCAGGTGTAGGATCACCAGATAGATTTAGTTTTAATGTAGTAGAAGTTGCAAGATTATTCAACATTGCTTTGAGTTGCTCAAACGCATGATCAAGTTTTGTTTGTACTCTTGCTTCTGTATGATATAGATTAGTTCCTTCTGCAAGGTTTGTAGTAGTCTTCTGACTTAGATCTAAGTTTGCACCAGTCGCAGCAGCAACTCTTGCATCTGCTCTAGTATCTGTAAAGAATACGTTTGTAGATCCTTCAGTTAGATTATCAGTATTGATATCTGACTGAGTTACAGCAAGTCCACCTGCACCATCATGCTCAATACCTGTACCATATGTAAAGTGTCCTCTGGTTCTTGCAGCAGTAGTGTATAGATTATTAAGTCCTTCAGATAAAGCATCAGTATCATGATTATTAATATTCGCTGCTTGAGTTGCAGTTCCAGTTAAATTACCTGTAATAGTAGTGATGGCAGCAGCGTCAGCAAAAACGTTCATGTACTTTTTAGTACTAGAACCTAGACTGTATACTCCATTTGTATCAGGAATTATATTAGCTGATTCAGTTGTATTTGCTACAAGATTACCTGTGACATTACCGACCAAATTACCTGTAGTAGTACCAATAGAAGCAGCATCAGCAAAAATATTTTGCCATTTTAAGGTAGAAGAACCTAAATCATATGTTGAATTTAAAGCAGGATCTATATCCTTAGCTTGAGTTGTTGCAGCTTCAAGATTACCAGTAAGATTACCAACTACATTACCTGTGACAGTACCAATAGAAGCAGCGTCAGCAAAAATATCTTGCCATTTTAAGGAACTAGAACCTAAGTCGTATGTTGAATTTAAAGCAGGTTTAATATCTTTAGCTTCAGTTGTAGCTGCTAAAAGATTACCTGTAAGATTACCAACTACATTACCTGTAGTAGTAGCAATAGCAGCAGCATCAGCGTAAATATTTTGCCATTTTAAGGTAGAAGAACCTAAATCGTATGTTGAATTTGTATCGGGTTTAATATCTTTAGCTAAAGTGGTAGCTGCTACAAGATTACCTGTGACATTACCAGTCAAATTACCTGTAATAGCATCAATATTTCCTGCATCAGCATGAATATTTGCCCATTGTTTAGTGCTAGAACCTAAATCGTACGATGAATTTAAAGTAGGAACTATATTTTTGGATTCAGTTGTAGTTGCTACAAGATTACCCGTTACATTACCGACCAAATTACCTGTGGTGGTGGCGATTGCAGCAGCATCAGCATGAATATTTGCCCATTTTAAGGTAGAAGAACCTAAATCGTACGATGAATTTAAAGCAGGTTTAATATCTTTAGCTTCAGTTGTAGCTGCTACAAGATTACCAGTAAGATTTCCTATTACATTACCTGTAGTAGTACCAATAGAGGCAGCATCAGCATGGATATTTGCCCATTTTAAGGAACTAGAACCTAAATCGTATGTTGAATTTATAGCAGGATCTATATCTTTAGCTTGAGTGGTAGCTGCTACAAGATTACCTGTTACATTACCAATTAAATTACCTGTGGTAGTAGTAATGGTAGCAGCATCAGCATGGATATTTGCCCATTTTGCAGAACTAGAACCTAAATCATATGTTGAATTTGTTTCAGGTTTAATATCTTTAGCTAAAGTGGTAGATTTTATAAGATTACCTGAGAAAGAAGTAGCAGTAATTACGTTAGAAGCAAAATTACCAGATGCATCACGTAAGACTAAGTTGTTTGCAGCGTTTGTACTTGCAGATGCTACGTTGATTGTAGTATTACCAGATACACCATCAGCATTTGTTAGTGTAATACCAGAAGATGCTGTGACTTGGAACGTACGATGAGCATAACTATTCGCACCATCTCTGACCATATATCCTGTACCAGTCTGTGCAGCAAGTGCAGTTATATCTGCATCATTAAATGTAACTGTAAGTGTTGGATCAGAAGCACCATTGATTGATACTGAACCATCTACTACACCATCAATAGTAAGTGTTCTTGCAGTCTTCCATGCATCAGCAGTTGATGCGTTTCCTAAGAATCCTGCAGCAGCACCAGTTCCAGTTGCAGCAGTGATTTGTCCTGCAGAGAAATTACCAGATGATCTAGTTACAACACTATTACCAGTTGTGTCTGTAGCACTTGTAGTTAATCCATCAAGGAAATCTGCGTTAAGATTATTGACTTTAGTTGAAGATGCAACTACGAATGGTGCAACACCCTGAGCAAGTTGAGAAATTATCTGACCATCAACTGTTGCTGTACCATCAACATTTAAGTTATTATCAATATCAACAGATGTACCTGCACCAGTGACATTTAAAGAACCAATTCTTAATGCAGCATCAGTTCCTGAGAAAACTTCACTACTATTAGTAGCAGTAGTTAAGAAAGTAAATTCTTGAGTTGATCTATCAAATCCAAAGAAACCAAGTTTAGCAGATCCATCAAAATATCTAAATTCAATACCCCTATCTTTACCATCGTTTGATGCAGGAGCAGTATCACCACCTAGAGTAAATACAGGATCATCTATAGTGACCGTTGTTGAGTTAACTGTAGAAGTTGTACCATTAACTGTAAGATTACCTGTGACAATTAAGTTAGACTGGGCATTAACATCTCCAGCTACAGTTAAATCACCTTGTGATACTGTATTACCATTGTCGGTATCTATCGTAAACTTATCAACAGCACCAGCTGTTTGTACTTTGAAGAACTTATTATCTGCCTTAACAATTAATTGGTTCTCAACGATTGTTGAACCTGATATATTTGCACTACTATTAAGATCAAGAGCACCTGATAATTCAGTTCCACCATAAACCCTAAGCCCGCCACCAACTGCTAAGTTTTTACCAATACCTGCACCACCAGTAAGTCTTACAGCACCATCAGCAGCATATGTTCCTGTAAGAGTTTGTTCTGTATTATTTGTAAATGTATTGACACCAGATGTTTGGAATGTATCGTTAATCTGAGTTCCATCATTAACAGTTAAGGTACCGATAATAGTTGTATTACCGTTATCAGTATCAACTTGAAACTTAGTTGTCTGGGCAGCATTTCTAACTTCAAAAATTTCGTTATCACCTGCAACAAGTAAAGAATCGTTGATAGATGTTTGACCTGCAACAGTTAAAGAACCAGATATATTAGTTGATCCATCAGCTGATGAAACAGTAAATTTATTAGTTGTACCTGTTCTAACTGCAAAGTTTGCATCTACATTCATTGCACTGTTAAATTCAGATGCACCTGTGACAGTTAATTGTCCACCAATAGTTGTATTACTATCGACATTAAGTGTTGAATTTAATTCAGTATGACCATCAGCAGTCAGCGTACCTTCAATATTAGTATTACCAGTTACGTTATCGACAAAGAACTTATCAGTCGTTCCGTTTCTAACTGCGAAATCAGCATCAATATCAGTAACACCATTAATATTAACTGTACCTTCAATTACTGTATTACCATTATCAGTATCAACTGTAAACTTATCAACTGCAGATCCATTTTGAATCTTAAAGTTTTCATTTGATGCGTTGATAGTGACAGAATCTTGAATAGTTGTATTACCTTCAACATTCAAAGTACCTTGAATATCTGTATTACCACTTGCACCAATAACACTAAACTTCTCAGTATCACCACTGTTTAATTTACCAACTGAGAACCTCTCTCCTGACCCTGTAGCACCAACGTACAAGGATTTCATAATACCTGCACCACCATGTGCTTTTATAGTGGAGAAGTTATGAGAAGCATATGAAGGAGATGCTTGATATGTATCACCAAAACGACCTCTGTATCTTACTCTCAACCAGTTCAATCTAGATTCAGTTTCTGTCGCACTATCCTTAACTTCAATAGGACCATTGACATGCAACGTACCATCAATCAGACCAGATCCTGCTACATAGAAACCACCATCAAGTCTAAGTGCACCATAATCATTTGATTGAATCTCCCAAGCACCAGAAGTTCCGTTCTTGGCAGTTGTAATATCGTTTGTACTTTCTAAATGAACATCACCTGAGATAGCAGCAGAACTGTTAGCATCTATAGCACCAGTGACTGTAAGGATACCACCTACATCAACATTACCTGTAGTAGTATGAAGTGTAGTTTTAGTAGTTCCTGATCCGTTCTTAAGTTCTAAGGTCTTGGAAGCACCTTGGAATACAATATTATCATCAAATCTACTTGTAGAATTAGCACGGAATGTACCATCTACATCTAATAGTCCACCAATATTAACATCATTTCCAATACCAACACCACCTGCAACTACCAAATCTCCAGTAGTATTAGATGTTGAGTTAGTATTTGTTGTAAGTTTTAAGTTACCCGCACGGATTCCTGCGTCAGTTCCTGTAAAAATCTCTGCGGAACTTTGTGAGGCATTGTATAGGAACGCAAATCCTCCTGTATGTCCTCCGAGATCTGCATACGAATCGTCGTAACCGAAGAATCCAAGTCTTGCTTGAGAATCATAATATCTGAACTCAATTCCCCTATCTTTATTATCGTCAGTAGTAGGAGCAGTGTCGCCACCCAAGGTAAATACTGGGTCATCCACTGTCGTAGTTGTACTATTAACTGTTGTAGTTGTTCCATCTACTTGTAAGTTTCCTAAGATTTGTACAAGACCTGTGACTGCTCTATCATCGCCAGGATCAAGTTTAAGTGTACCAGTTGATGCAAGGTGATCTCCTTGTATCCTCATGTTTTCCACATGAACTTTACCAGTTGATGCATCAGATGCTTGGATGTCTACAACATCTTCAGCAGTAATACTAACTGTACTGGTTCCAGAACCTGAGTTGGTTGCTGCAATACTTAGTGATCTTGCAGAACTAGAACTCTGAGTCGTTTGAATTGTAAGATTACCATCACCAGTTTTGTCTATTGTCTGTGCAGTTGCACCATCAAATACTACATCTGGATCACTTATTAATGTTTTTACATTAATATCAACTTCACCATTGCCACTATCACCTGTGTTATTAGCAGCAAAGAGTAAACCACCTGAGGTATTCTTTACATTTACATAATTTATACCAGTAAATCCTCTGTATCCAGTTGTTGCTGTGAGTTCTTGATCTAATTCAAAATGCTCAACAGAATTACCATCAGCAAAAGATACTCTATTATTTTGTAATTGTGTATTATCTACACCTGCAGCAGCAATAGAAACATGTCCAGATGCTACGTCAAAGTCTTCTTGGGCAAAGGATGCAAGACCCTTCTGTTCAGTACTCTCGGCAGCGAGGTATCTCCACCCGCCATTGTCACCGCTAGTATGAGTAGGAGCACCTGCACCTGCAGAAATATCTTGATATGCTTGATAAACTTTTGATGCATTCTTGATGATTGCATACCTAGAGTATGAAGTCGCTGCATTGTAATCTAGTGCAGTTGTACCTTCTACTGCTGTAGCAATAGGCACATTTGTTGCACTTGTCAATCTACCACGGTCATCTACAGTGAACTTAACAGCGTTAACTGTCTCTGTACCAAAGGGTTCTGAACTAGAACCAACAGCATTTACGGATGTCAGGGATTCCGTATTATAGTTACCTGGTACTACAGCAGTTGTAATAAGATCTATTGTTGGGTTTCCAGAAACACCATTACCATTAACTACAGAAATTGTTGTAGCAGTACCAGTAATCGTTCTGGTCGCCATGTTTCCACCACTGGTTCTTGATATCATACCAGTAGTAGTAAGTCCTGCTATTGCAACCAAGTCAAGGTCATATGGTTGAGCAGAAGATCCTTCAACAGTTCCATTTAAGTTGTAATCTGCAAGAGTTGAAGGGAAAGAAGCGTTTGTTATTCTACCTTTTGAGTCTACTGTGACTTTTGTATAAGTTCCTGAGGCAGATGCAGTACCATCATAATGAGGTAGTGTAGGTATAAGTTCTAAGGATGAAGCAAGGTTTAAGTTTTGAGAACCATCAAAGTTTCCTGTTGCAGTTAAGTCACCAGATATTTGTATTTGACGAGTTGAAGCAAGTCTAGCAGCAGTTGAAGCATTACCAATTACGGTTGCAGTTATTGTACCTGCAGCGAAATTACCATCGGCATCTCTCTGTACGAGAGTATTTGCAGTGTTTGATGTTGATTCTACTGGACGTTCATATCGCAATGTGTTCCATGCAGATACACCATCACCGATTTTAAATCGACCTGTATCTAGCTCAATACCTAATTCACCTTGAGCAAGTGTTGGGTTTGCGTTTGCCCATTCCTGAGCACCCCCTCTTCTTAATTGTAATCTATTCGCCATTTTTAAATAGGACTTTTAACTATAACATGCTTCCAAGTTATTTATGCTCAAAAAAGAAGGGAACTTATGTTCCCTCAGTTTCTGTTTCAGTTTCTGTTGGAGGGACTTCATCCACTTGTGGTGGATTGTAATACTCCAATGCTTCTAGAGCACCTTGAAGTTTTAATGCGGTTGCTTCATTCTCTCGAATTTTAGCAGCGAGTTGTTTGTTTTCTTCAATACATTTCGCATAACGTTCCTTAAATTGACGCATCATTTCAACTTGAGAAACCTTTTCCATTGTACTGTCTGTCATGATTAATTGTTAGCTAACTTTTGTAATAGAGATTTGATCTCACTCATATCAGATTTTAGCAAAGAAACATCGTTTTGTAAAGCCTCAAATTTTTGTTTCTTAACTTCCTCAGATTTTCGTGCTGCCATATACTTGTTGTAAGTATCTTGATCCGCACATGAAAGAGATCCAGTTCTGGAATCTCTAAACCATTTCTCTGCGTCTTGGACTGGGATTTGGCTCATACTGCAAGTGCGATAGCTCTAAAGTCTTTTACGATAGGTGAGTATGCCTGATTAGGTGATACGAATACTATTTTAATCTGATACTGGTCGAAACTTAGTCCAGATACTTCATATTCATATTCAAAGTATAATTCTCTCTCAGTTGTTGCAGGTATTTTAGCACCTGATGTTGGGAAGAATTCATAACCTAATTTACTAATTGGATCAGTAGATCCAACTGGACGTACTCTATATAGCACCTTAATCTCACTGCCTGTTGGACGGTATCCACTGAAGTATATCTTGATAGATCCTGATGGGTTTACAAGATTTGCAACACGAGTAATGTATACAGCATCATGATCGTCACCAACAGATAGTTTAGCACTGTTAACGTTTGTTGGATTATTAATCCTATTCATAACAGTTGTAATTGACATTCTGTCAGTATCAATAACAGGTGATAATGTTGTCACTCGACTGGTTAATGTAAGATCCATTCTAAATGACTTAGCACCACTAAGTTCAGATGATTCATTAATACCTGAGCATATTAGTGAAGGTGCTAACAGTGGATTATCTTCACTCAATACAATGTCACTGAATATACCATCATTAGAGAATGATGCTTCATTAACTGTATTACCATCATTGATTGATGTACCACTGATAGTATTAATTCTTGCAGTTAAATTAGTCTTAGGAAGCAACATTCTTTCAATCTGAGGAACTAATATTTCATATTGAATATTTTGTGTTGCAACTGTATTGGTTCCACCAGATACAATACCAAGTCTACCAATAGATGAAGTAGTTATTTCATAACTATCAAGAGTTGGATTCTGTATACCAGTATGTGTCTTGTTGATTTCTGTTAAAGGAATACCATCAAGATTATAACATTCTATAACTGTCTCATCAGCATGAGATCTTGCAGTTGTACCATTTAATCCTCTTTCGTGAACTGTGATAGTTTTACCATCAGTACTAATTGCACTATAAGATACAACTTCAGCAAAGGTTGCTGCTAGACCTGAAGTAGCATTGTAAATTCTAGCATAACCAGGATTACTTGCACTTATTGCTGAACCATTAATAATCTTATGGAATGCAGTTGCATCATTAACAGATAATGATGTATCACTGTTTGATATAGATGCAGTTAAGTAAGTTGGTGATACCTCTGATTCTACACCTGCTATTGTCACATTATTCAATGGATCATGCATAGCATGATTACTATGATGTACTTTTATCTTTCTTTGAGTTGAAGCATATGTTGGTGTAGCATCAGGGAAAGAAACTTGAATAGCACCACTTGATACTGCGTCTCCTAAAGGAACAAAGTTAGTTCCTGAACCAGGAACTGTTGTTTGCTGACTTGCAGTACCACCACCTGCACCATCTCCTGTGACAGTCTCACCATTTGAGAATGCTTTAGAGGCATAATTTACAACGAGAGTTGTACTATTTGTGATAGAAGTGACCGTAGCAGTAGCACTTGATGTTCCTCCTGTAAGTTCGTCTCCGATTGCATAACCAGATGTGGAAGCAAGTGTTATTGTTGCAGTTGTTTTGGATGAAACAATACCATTAGTTGATGATGTACCTTGTACAAATGTACCTGATATATCTTTGATAGTTAATTGTACACCTTGTGTAGTATCAAGTATGCCAGAGATTGTACCTTGTGCTAGAGATGTTTTCTGATAGATACGTGCACCTATTGTATATGGAGTGGTCGCAACCTGTGAGTTCATATTCAATACAATTTCTGGTACGAATGTTTGAATAGGATCTCTTCTTAATCTAAGTTTACCACCATTTCCTTCTTCAAGTGAAATGTTATTCAATACTAATTTGCTACTTGCAGTATTATTAAAGTCTGCTCTATAGATTGCAAATTTAAGATCTTCATACTGGTCTGCAGTCCATGTAGATGCGTTCTGTGATTTGAATAGAACACCTGCGTATGGTTGCTCAGATATAGTTCTGTCACCAGTAATATCAATCTCACCCATTCTTGATATCCAAATCTTATATGAGTTAGAGTCAGATAAGAGAACGAAACAATGTTCGATTGATTGTGGAATATAAACTGGTGCTCTAAATGTAAACTTAGTTGCAACAGCACCTGTTTCAGATATCTGAATATCTGCAGGTTCTTTAGTCACATCAGAGAATGGTAAAATACTTGTAGTAGGATATCCATTTTCCATAGTTCTAATTTGCATAGAGACAGGAATGTTTGTATCCTTAGTATTGAAGTAAACATCTACAGATGTGATGAATACACCGCCAGTTTCATCTACAATAAATGACTGTGCAAGAGGGTCATACCAACCAATCTGCCTTGTCTCTGTTCTAGTAGAACGAACGGTTCTGTCTTGTGTGACTGTATCACGAACAATCTCAGCATTTCTAACAGCAAGAACGTTTTCACGAACTCTATTAAGAGTTCCTTTTGCTTCGTATTCTACTTCAGCAGATGAATCTACTGCTCCTGCTAGTCTTGAATCTTCCTCAGAAGTGGTCAATCTCATTGTTCTTGTACCAGTTCTCCATCTTGGATTACCAATACCATTTGGAGGTGGAATAAAGAATGAACCTCTTAATTTACCAAAACGATCTGAAATTAATCTACGATCTTTAATAACTGCTTTAGCACCAGATGTTCCAATAATAACTTCTCCTACTTGGAAATTGCCAAAAAATTCTCCAGTTGCTTGGTTAGCACTTGCTGCCAAATCAATGTTTAAAATTGCAGTTGTAGATGCGTATGATGAAGGCAATACACTATCATCATATGGATTATATGCAAACACAGAGTTAGGAGATGCAACTCTAAATCTAGCACCAGAATTTTGACCTATAACTGTTTCACCAATCACAAATGGTGTAGAGTTTGTACGATTATCTGTTGATGGATCTTTAATAAGTTCAACTATCTTAGGAGTGATGTAAGCATCAATTGATCTTCCATCAAAGAAAGCATATACTCTTGTTCTTGGTTTTAGTCTCTCAACTACAAACTTAACGTTTCTAGATCTAATCCAAGGAATAACTGTGGTTGAAACAATACTATCACCAAGTGATCTACGATCTATTCTAGGTATTACTCTTGATCTTACACCTTGTCTTGTTTGACCAGTTGTGACTTCAATAGTATCTGTCCTATTAACACGACGCATACCACGACCACCCCAAGCATTTGGTAGAGGTGATCTACCAATATCTTCTTCTAACCAACCAGGATTTCTAGTGACCTCAGAAGCAATAACTCTTTCAGTTGTCCACTGATCTCTCCATGCACCCCATTGAATAGGAGCAAAACCATTTTGGTCAACGTTCATTTCAGATGATACCGCTTGGAAATCACCTTCTACTTGTGTCACCTGTACAGGAAGTCTTTCTGTATCTAACCAGTCATCAGATGCAGGAGTTAAATCAATACGTCCAATGTAAGTAAATACGTTGAATGGGTTGATATTCTCAACTCTAGAAGCATATGGTTGATCAATAATCTTTAGTTCTGTATATGGCAGAGTGATTAGAGGACCAGTTGCTTGATAGTTAGTAGATAATGAATCATTAATCTCAAGACCTATGTTTGTAGTATAGTGAGATGCTCTTACATATCCTTGTTTAAAGTTCAATGCAGCATTAAAATCTTCGTTCTGTGTATCTGACTTACTATGATCTGTAAAATCGTCTACAATAAAACCATTCTTAAGACGGTCTTTGCCATCTGCGTCTATAATTTTGGTATTATAAGTGTCAGTCTCTAGTAAGTTTAACGAAGTATAGTATTCAACTTGATCTAATCTACGTTCTATACCACCGATATCACGCATAGTATAACGTTTGTTATCAGATCTAACTATTGCAACATCTGCTTCAGGATCAAAACCATATGGTTTATGATTAATAACTGCTAAAAGCATACCATCTTTTAGATCATCAGGTTCTAATGGTGCTTCAGCAGATTTACCTTTAACAATTTGGAACTCACCGTCAGGAGATATAAATGCCTTATCAGTTCTTGGTAGATACCAATCAAAATCACAACGCATACTTGTGTTGATCTTAGGAATGTCAAAGATTGTAGCGGTAGGTGTACCTGCTACGTTGAATACTCTTGAATTAAAATCAAACGTAGATGCTTGTACATATGCAGGAGATGAAACAGTTCCAGTTCCTGTATATAAGTTTCTAACACCTGGTCTAAAGTCAAGATAATCTGCCATAAATTTGACTTCAAAGAATGGGATATCACTATAATCTGTAGAAAGATATGATTGACCACCAAAGTAATCACCAGTTGCAGAGTGTGTATAGTAATCAATAACTACTTTTAATTTTCTAAGAGGAACTGCAACACCTTTCTTTCTAACAATTTTAGAAATATCATATATAAATCCAGTTTGATTAATTTCCAAGTAATAGTTGTCAGTCACAACTTTTGATCCTGCAATAATCGATCCTGCAGAGTCATTAATAATAGCAGTAATAGCAGTACCTGCACTGTTAACACCACTAATAGTTTCACCTGCAACAAATGTTCCCTCAAGATATACTAATGATAATTTTAAACTACCAGAAGCGAAGTCAATAACTTTTGCTCTTGCTTTAGAAGTTGAACCTGTGACAATAGTTCCAGTAGCAAAGAAGGTAGGTTCTACAATAGTGACAGAAGGTAATACTGGATCTGCATCATCAAATGATTCATATACAGCATGTAATCTATAACAGTCTGATACACCTAAAGATATTTCTCTATCTTCAATACGTGTACCATATAAGTTCGAGTAAACTAAATTATAATTTTGTTTATCTAAGTTTTGTATAGTCTTATTGACCTTCATAACAAACATCTGATTCTCAGTCTTTGTTTTTCTGGTTGCTATATTCTTAGATACTGTAGCAGTGACTTTGACAGATGTAATTGAAGTTAAGTTCTCAACCTGTAAAGTAGTTTGTTCGGATGATGTAAAGGTTATATAACCAAGTCCACCAGATGATGTTGTGTTAAGAGGTATCTCAGCACCTACAGGATATGAACCATTTGATCCTGCTAATACAACTATAGTATAGTTTTCATTTGTAATAGAAGCAAACTGTTCATTTTCTGGAAGAGTAATTGATATAGAGTTAGAAGATACTGTCTGAGCATCAAATGTTCTTCTAACAGTCATAGACTCGTCAGCAATCGACTTGATATACTTCTTAGGCATTGGACTAAGAAGATTAGCATTTTCTACTTCAAATAATTTTGCACGGTATCTTAATAATGCAGTATATGTACCTGCACTAGGAGCAGCAGTAGGATCTACTTTAACTGTTTGTCCTGTAGCTGATGTATAATCAAATATAGATGATATACCTGTTGTAGATAAAGAGTTAGGATCTATTTTATCCACATCAACATACTGTGTATTATTAAAATACAATCTATCGCCAGGTCTCAAATCTAAAGCAAAGTTTGATTGTAAACCAGTAATTTTTTCTGCACTACCTGTAGCATCATATGTAAATGTACTACCTTGTACTACTGCAATATCTTCAAGAATAATATCAGCACTAAACTCTACAGCAGATGTATTTTCATCTCTTGCTACAAGTTGTCTTGCATCAGAGAAATTATAATAATGTATGTTATCAATCGTATCTAAATTCAACCCATCAACAGTTAACATCTCACCTGCTGTAAATGTTCCTTCAACTTGATACAAATCAATATGATTAGCAGAGAATGTTTCTGTCACATATCCTCTTGCACCAGATGTGGCACCAACAACTTGAGAACCTACTGTGACACTAACTGAACTCGCCATGTCCAAGATAGTGAACATTTGAATATCAAATAATACAGTCTTATAAACGTCGTCTGCATCACCAAATGTTGCGTCCATATTTTGAGCATACTCACATGATAATATACGAGCATAACCTATAATATTACCTGCACCTGTACCTGGTGAACTTGTAAATGTATCTCTTATTTGACAAGTTTGATATGCATTAGTAATTGTAGAACCTGTAGCATTTGGAAATCCATATATGTTGTTCACATTTACAAAGTTTCCAACTTCAAAAGGTATATTTACATTCTGTGCAGACTGTGTATCTCTTGGTTTTTCTAAGTCAACATATGTTGGAGATAGAGTAGAAACTCTATATCCTTTTACATATGCAGTACCAGGACCAAACTCAACTGCATACATGTTTTCTGCAGCAGTATTACCATCAGCAGTTGTGGAACCTATGGCATATACACCATTATTAAATGTATCATCTAAGTTCTCTCTTATATTAATATCAAAGTCTCTTACAACATAATCACCAGATTCCTCAAAGGTTCTGGTTGCCATTGTTTTTTCTAATTCACTATATGCACTACGTTCTACTAATTGTTCTACCTTAGAATTATTGATACGTAATAGTTCAATAAAATCTTTATCAGCATCATCTGTTAGAAGTTTTTTAACTAAGTTTGTGGTGATTCTAAATCTATGAGAACCAGGAGCAGCATAGTTAGATGTTCCTGCAGCATTATCGTTGAGGCTAAGGTCATCTTCTGGGGTGATGATAGATTCTTGAATGTCAAGTCCGATACGATAGGAGGGGTTGGTTCCATACTGATCTAATAGAATATATTGATATGGTACATCAACAAAGAAACCTCTGATAAAGTAAACACCATCCTGTACATATGCCACAGAACCTGTTTGTAATGCACCTGTAGGTAATAACTGAGCAAATGGTGACCCAACTTCAATCAAAGTTGTACCAAACGTAATTTCAGTATCAGTAATTAACTGCTCATTGTTAGAAAATGTTTGTTGTGTATTTCCAGTACCACCTGATTCAATATATTTAACGTAGAGTGTAATATATCCTTTTGTAGATTCAGTGTCAGAAATACTATATAATACTTTTGCTTTGACTCCTGATGTCAAACCAGTGATAATTTTATCTGTAAGTTGAGATCTATACAATTCAACGTCAGCACCTAAGAAAGACTCTTGTAATAAGATACAATCAACATTCAGGTCATAACCAACTTGACCTGGTATAACCATTGCACCATCTTTAAATAGATGTGCACCAACATTCTCGACTTGATTCTGCAAGATACTTTGCATCGAGGTAAGTTCTCTTGCCTGTATTGGAAAACCAGGACGGAACAGTACTCGATAAAAGTTCTTCGTTTTATCAAAGTCGTCGTAATACGGTGTTACGTTTAAATTAGTATTTTGTGCCATTAGAACTCGATTACGATTTTAATATCTTCTACTTGGTCGTTTGCACGACTGATGGATCTCCTATTATCTATGTAAACAACGTCACCGCTATTTGATTCGATTTCAGGTTTAGCATATCCATTGTTAAATTTCATACCTAAGTCATACTCTGTATTGTTGATAGTCCTTGCAGATGAGTTAGGAACAGCAGGGAAGTTTACGTCTGGAGCACCAGCCGCACCTGATGTTGCACCACTCACAACGTTTGAACCATCAAATTCATTTTGTGTACCAGTAACTTCTGGGAAGATACCATCAACTGCGTTCTGATAATATTTTAGAACTTTAGTTGTAGCATTCCATGAGATTACTCTTGCTCTTGCAGTCACGTTTGTACCACCAACAACTCTTGTTTGTGTGATAATTTCGTCAGGAACGTAATTACCTTGGAATGTTGGAGAAAAGATAACTGCTTTTGTTGCAGAAACAGTCAAGTCAGAAAGAAGTTCTGCAGTACCATACTTAAGAGGATTGGTGATTAGACCAATTCTTCTGTAGTCGTTATCAACTGGGAAGTCTCCTGCACCCTCATCATATGAGAGTTTAGCGTTGATCATGGTTCTAAAAGCACCAAGTTCAACAACTGAGTCTTTACCATGTCCGCCAGGTGGTGGAATGATAACATCAACTTGTCCACCAGTACCAGTACCGATACCAGTTATGTTGTCAACACTGATTTTACCAAATGTATATCCAGTACCACCAGATGTCACAGTAGCAGATATAATCTTACCACCGTCAATAACGATAGAAACACGACCACCAGTTCCATCACCGTTGATCGCTACGTTATCATAGGTACCATTGTTGTAACCAGACCCAGCTGCGTTAATAACAACAGTATCGACTTCACCTGCGACTGCATTGGTTTGAACAGCAGCGTTGGTGAATACTGGCATGTAGTCGTTCGAGAAAAACTTAAGAACGCTTGCAACTGGAATAGTGTACATGTACTTCCAACGATACCCATCGCCAGTAGTAATGATGCTAGTGCTAGTACCAGTAGGCTCGACAGTGCTAGGCTTACCATTTGGATCGGACGGAGAAGTTCCATTGTAGATACATTTGTAAACTTGATATTGGGAGTTCACGACATAGAAGTCGGAATCATATAATTTAGTAGCACCAGAAGCAGCAGTTTTACTCGGAGAATAATCATGACGATACATGTCATAGGTAAAACCTAATCCACCAGTAGTTTGTTCTGGGGAAACCCAGTCAATTCTACGTACCACCTGCACGGTATCTGAAGCCAGCACTCTTTTGAGAGATACCATGTCATCATAGGAACCAGAAAATTCAGAAAATGAATCCACTGCCTGTGGCGGTGAGTTTTCATTATCCCAACTTTGTGGTCTACCAATGAAAAGATATAACCTATCTCTTGTTGCACCCGCAACTGTATCACTTTCAGTTGCATTAGGACCTTCAAGTGCCTTTATGAACTTTTGTGCTGAAAAAATTCTAAATTGGTCTGTTAATAGAGCTGCCATTTTCTAGTGACTATTTGTCCTCCTGTTTATTTATGCCTATTTCGATCGAACTATTGCAGAATATTCGATACTCTTAATTCTATAAGAGGCACCGCCATTTCCGTTGATGAGTTCTCCACCTAAAACTGCCTGAGCAGATGCACCAGATCCAGTTGTATCACTGGCATTATTAGTGAATGTGACTGTAGGATGTAAGGCATATGTTCCATCTACAGTTTGTGGAATACCATATCCACCATTATTGATAGTAATTGATGCAACTTGGTCTCCTTGAGGAGTCATAACCACAGTACCAGTTGCTTGTATATCACCTGTGTTCTCTATTGCTACAGTCGGAGCAGCAGTATAGTTAGTACCAGGATTAGTTATAACGAAATCAGTAATAGTATTCTTTTGTGAGAACTCATAAAGATAACCTGCAATACCAACATTTATATTATTAGTATTGAACGGTATAACATCCTTAACTTGTAATACACCTGTTGAAGGTATCCAAGAAACAACAGTTGCTTGTACACCAGACACAGAACCACTAACTATCTCATTAGTAGAGAAGTTCTGACCATTACCAGTTGTTTGATCTAATGTTATATTGATCAATGCAGTATGCTCAACACCCTCAGATAATCCACCTGCAGTGGTAATTGTTGCAAACTTAAATGGTATATCTCCATCTTTGATGTTATCACCAACTTGGAATAGAGTGGTATTTTGTCCACCCTGTGTTTCTTCAATACCATAGAGTGAATTGTATATACCACCATCTAATGATATTTGATTAGCGTATGTAGTATTAGCATTACTCAAATCTGGAATACCATCAGGTGCACCAGTTGGTATAATATCTTCAAAAGATCTATCTTGTAATACAGATAAAGGTTCAGTTAATAAATCTATGGTAGAACCTGCAGTTGTAAGAATTACATGTGGTAATACACCTGCAGCAGAACTATCTGCAACACCACCATCAAATTGTACAATAGCATCTTCAGTCGCTGCTCTACCACCATCAATAAATGCTAGTTCATCAACTTCAAATGTGACAAGTAATTCTCTTGTATTTGGATCCCAATCATATACTTTAGCAACTTTATTATTTTGATTTTCAACTCTTCTAATAACTCTATCACCTACAGTAAATTTGTAAAGTGATACACCGTTAGAATCATTTTGACCAGAATCTAATATAACTCTTTGATCATAATTAAAGTTTACACCACGAGTTAAACCAGTAAATTTACCTGCAGATTTAGCAGTATAACTTATTGTCTCTCTATTAAGAATAATAGATCCAGAACCAGGATATGCATCAGTAGAGTCAACATATATGCTTGAATCGGAAGCTGTGACACTCTTAACTAATCCAGTTAAGTAAATTGCAGAAGAGTTAAATGCTTGTCTTGCTCTCGTCTTACGTTTTAATTGTACTAATTTTGTAAAGATAATATTAGGTACAGAAGTATATCCTACGCCTGGTTCAGTAACAGTTATACCTGTAATAGCACCTTGATCAATAGTTGCTACTGCTTTTGCACCGATACCTCCACCACCAGTGATAAGAATATAAGGAGGTTCTTGATAAAATTCACCTGGATTTACAATATTGACATTTGTGACTTTTCCTAAGATGTCTATTTCAGCAGCACCTTGTGCACCCTGTCCACCACCACCTTCAAAGATAAGTGTTGGAGGAGTAGCATAATTTCTACCTGCGTTTAATAGTGATAAACCTGTCACTGTCTGCACTACAGGACTACCCAAAGCACCACTACCTTGACCACCTAAAATTCTTGCTTGTGCAGGACCAAAGTAATTATCACCAAACTTAGTCATTCTAATATAATCAAGTTGTCCTGCATTAGTTGTACTTAAGACAACTTCTGCCTCAGCACCCTCTGGGAAATTAGTTGTTAAAGGAGGAACAGTATCACCTTCAAATAAAGGCACACCATAATATTTGGGACCTATAGCATAAGGATATTTTGGAGCACCTGAAGCATCCTCAGTCATATAATATGCATAAGTTCCGTTTGGATATTCTGGTGTGGTAGAAAATCTACCATTATAATAATCTAAAGTTCCTACAACATCTAAGTATTTCCAATTACTTACAGTACCACTTGTATGTGTAGGTGCAGTACCACCTGCACTTATTGATGCAGTTGCTTCATAGATATATCCTGCGTTTCTTACAGTATCATATTGAACAAAACTTGCTGTGCTTGACCATGCAGGTGATTCATCAAAAATATAATCATTTACAAGATCTCCTAATTGATAACCTCTAGTGACTAATCTTAATCCTGCACCTGCAGTCACATAAGCAAAGAGATATAAAAGACCAGGTGAATCTACAGGAACTGTAAAACGCACTTCTCTTTGTGTGGTAGCAGTATTAAATAAACTCACATAAGTTTGATATGGTCTTTGTGAACCATCAATCCAATATTCTACTCCCTGTCCTGAAAAGAGATAATTTGTATCACCAACTAAACCTGCATGCCAACCATCATCTGTTGGAGATATGAAGATATGATTAGATGGAGCATTAGATGAATCTAATTGATTAAAGATATATGTTTTTCCTCTGTCTAAAGTTAAGAATGTAGGAGATGCTCCATCAAATAAAAATTTATTATTTGACATTGTCACAGCATAAGTCACTGTACCAGATGTAGTGACTACAGGTCTAGCACCTTGTAGTTCAGGAACTGTTCTCAGTCTATAACCTGACTTTTCTCTTGCAATAGTATTACCAATTTTTCCATAAGGTCCGTAAATAGGATAACCATCAAATGACATACCTATGATTCTAGAATGTCCATTTGCATATCTTGAATAATCTAATGTTCCTGCAGCAGCAGTTCCAAAAAATCCTTCAACATAATAGTTGTTCATATTTACTTCATCTTCTTCCTCAGCAGAGGTATCAAGAATCATATATCCTTCATCACCCATATATCCAGACATATATCTGTGATTAGCACAATAATAATATATTTTTTGTGTTTCATCCGCATTCATTATGAATATTGGTTGGAATGAAGCTTCATAATCTGCAGCGTATGCACCAGAAGAACCTGTGCTGTTGTAATATAATGTACCACCGTTTAGTGTGCCATCTGCAGTTGTAGAGAATCTCATAGGATGTGCACCAGAACCATGATCATGCTGATTTGTCATATCAGATTGATCCCATATAATTACATAATTCTTTTGTACTTTAATATTTTCTGGAGCGAAGTAATATACACCTGGTGTAAAAGCACCAAACTCATGTGCCTCTTCACCAAATTCAATATAGAAAATACCATTTGGGAATGTTATTGGTGCACCATTTATTTTAAATGAAAATCCATTAGATCCTAGACATAGATCATCTTGTGAAAAAGCATCTCCTGTAAGACTTCTTAAATATATTCTTACTACAACATTTTGACTATCTTTTACTATCTTTGAAATTATACCTCTACCTGTTCCACCAACTTCATCAACTATTCTACCAACTTCTACTTGTCCTAATGTTTCATCTACATTAGTGACATTAAACATCACATTATCAAATTCTACCTTAACTTTCCATGTGAATAATTCTTGATTACCCCATTCAAATACACCGTTGGCATCATCAAATTCATCTATAGTTTTACTTGTCTGATAATAATGTATATTATTATGAATTATAGTATCATTTGCACTGGTATTTTTTACATAGTCATATTTGACTGTATCAATAGCAAAGTTTATAGGTGCTCCACCAACGTTATTACCCCATTCTGGTGTATGTAAAAGACCACCATTTGCTAATATACCGAGTGATTTATTTCTTTGAAACTCTCTAGTACCTGGATTAGGAACATCTTTACCACCTCTGTATATAAAGGTTTGATTGAATGTTCTATCTACAAGATCTCCTGAACCACCAGGTTGCCTTTCATTAGCATAAACCTGTGATGGTTTAGGATGATTATCTGATACAATAGTTAATCTATCTGTTAACTTAGCTGGAGTTCCAGTAGTTCCAAATGTTGCAGTGGTAGCACTATTTGGATGAGATTGAAATATCCTTGTGAAATTAAAAGAATTTACGACATTAGGAGTTTCCTGTTCAGGAATAATTTGTACTCTTAATGGATCATAACCTAAACCTCTATCAAGAACACGAACGTGAATAATCTGTCCTGATTCTTCATCTATTATTGGATATAATATTGCTTCTCGTGTTGGAGTTCCACAACCAGTCACAGTGAGTCGTGGTGGGTCTGCCTGTGTATATCCAGATCCACCATTTACAACTCTTACCGCACGTACACCGAATACTTCGTCAAAAATAGGTTCAATGTCGGCACCAGTACCAGGAACGGTTCTTGCCATTTATTAACTCACTACGTTGATAGTTCCTTGCATTGCAGCATGGAGAGTACACTGATAATACAGCGTAGAAGGAGCGTCCAAAGGAACAGTCCAATATAATATAGTAGTTCCACTACCAGATTGACCAGTAGTATAAGGAGTACCAGTCAATCCTTGAGATGACTGAATCCTAAATGGGTGTCCACCACCCTCAACACTATTATCAAATGCATAAGTGAAACCTCTATGCACATATAATGTTGGGTCTCTAACTTCTCCTGAAAGACCAGGACCTGATATTAAGAAATCACTACTTGCATCTTCTACAGGTGCACCTATTTCATACCATATTATAGGACTTCTTGTGACCACCCACGAAGATCCATTATAGAATAATGAATCACCCTGAGTTATACCAGCTGTGTTGGTATCAGTTAAAGCTGCTAATGTAGTAGTTAAAGTACCAGAGAAGTTAACTGTGACTGTGTCTCCTGAAACTGCAGTGGTAATATTTGTTCCACCTGCGATTGTTAAGGTATCGGTCTGACTGTCAGCAGTCGTAGATCCTGAATCACCTGCAACCGTAGCAAACAAGTTAACAGAACTAACACCTGCGTTATCATCAGCAGGAACCCAGTTAGTTCCATTCCATTTTAGAGTTTGGTTTAAATTTGGTGCAGTAGTTGTGACATCAACGTTTGCAAGATCATTTATACCTGAGTATTCTGTTAAAAGTTTTGCTCTTGTATCTCCTACACCACCTGCAGTTATATTAATGTTTACATATGGATTATCATCACCATCTACTGTGAAAAAATATCCAGTATATGATGCTGCAGCAGGAGCAGCAGCAAGAGAAGCATATTCGTTTTTATATTTTACTGTCGTCGGTAAGTTGACTGAGCCATCACTGCCAGAGAAAGTGCTAGTAATGGTACCATGACCAATAGTAAGACTTCCAGTTCCGTTGGGAGCGATAGCAATGTTTCCATTACTTGAGGATACGATAGAATTTCCATTTACATTAAGGGCAGATGTAAGGTTTGAGTAATCAGAGGGGATAAAAGATGATCCATCATAACGTAATACCTGACCAGATGCAGGGTTAGTAGTATTTACTGTTAATGTTGTACCATTTCCTAAGGCAGTATATAATTCGTTAAAATTATCATTTATCTTGTCGCCACCAGCTCTCAGGGTATCACCTGTGTTATCGTTTGCTACTGTACCAAGATCTAGTGCTTGTTTTGCCATCTTTTTAGAGGTTTTTTGCTATAAGTTATTTATGTGATTATCTCAGGGTCTACTACTTCTTCACCATATTGACTTAAATCTGGTGCAGTCCAATCATCTGGAACTGAAGTTTCAACTGCGATGTCTGGATTTTGATATCCTGTACCTGTATTACTTAAGGTCACTCCACCAACACCAACCAGTGCTCTAATATTACCCTCAAAACCAGATATAGAGTCAACCCTTACAGTTGGTCTTGTAGTATATCCAGAACCACCACCAGTGACTTGTACCTGTTTAATAAATCCAGTTGTTAGTGCTGCAGTTGCAACTGCGTCTTGACCAAATACAGATCCAAGATAATCAAATGTAATTAATGAGTTGGAAGATTCAATAACAGCAACTGTTCTATCTTCAGTCTCACCCTGTATTCTAATATCATCACCTGGTTCTACAGGAGGTACAATCTCAGCAGCGTCTACGTCTGCTTCAGAACCAACGTATGAGAACGCAACGAATGTAGATCCTACACGAGGTATTTCTGAGAATATAATTCTAGAACCAACAATCTCAAAACCAATACCAGGTTCCTGTATAACACCATTCAATGAACAAATAATATTGTTCTCTGGTCTAATTGATGATGACTGTACACCATCGGTCAATGTCAATGAGTAGAACACCTCATTACGTTTCAAGTTGAATGACTGACGCAATGAATCAAACTCAAATGATATATCATCTAACTGTCTAAGTTTACCAACATAGAATCCTGTAAATGATGCTCCTAACTCAGGTGCTTCAGTAAATTGAATCTGATTAGAGAACGCTGTGTATGCGTTTGTAGCACCTGGTGGTTGTAGAATACCATTGATGAATATTAGTAGATGTCCTGCAGGATCTGGTAGATATGATGTACCATTATTCTGAGATAAATCAAAGGTTGTTTGAACACCATCAAATCCTTTGAATGATCTCTTAACACGTGCTTTAAGATCACCCTTAGCAGAGATTGCTGCTTTATAGTTATCAATACTCTTGATAGCATCATTGACATCAAATGTTCCTGCAACATCACTTAGATATACTCTCTTCAAAGTACCAACAGTTTTGACATCTTGAACAGTGGCAGAAGCAGAACCTGCAGTCACAACCTTAGTTGTAATATTTGCATAACCTTGTGGGAAACTTCCTACTCCATAATCACCAACTTGATCACCATTTGTTAATGTTCCTTGGAACTCTTGTGCGTAGATAAAGTTATTTGCAATATCTACACCAGTGATTATTGCATAAGTATTCAAATCTTGAGTACCATTAGCAATCTTATAAAGTCTATTACCAACTTGGAATGTAGCAAGACTGGATATGATACTAATACCAAATCTTACATTTCCAGTAGATGCAATCTTAGCACCAACTTTAAGTTCTAATCCATCATACTTAATAACATCAAGGAATTGTCTAGATGCCTCAGGATAAACAACAGAGTTAGTCTCAAATGTTCCATTTAAGGTTGCAGTATCAACAGTCAATGTACCACCAGTATTATCTGTGACAGCAGCTTCGTTCTTTAAGAAAGCTCCTGCAGGTTGTGCAGTATTTCCAGATGTATAACCTTTGAATGGAATGTTATCTACAAAATTACCTTGTAAGTCAATAATATGAAGACGACTCTCGATTGCACTTATTTGAGCAGTTGTAGAGTTATTTGCACCAACAACATTATCAGTAATTGCCCAAGGACCTGCAGTCACCTTAACATCAAGATACTTATAGTTTGCATCTTCAAAGAATCCGTAAACAACACCATTGATAGAAGCATTACCTTGTTTCTGTACAGTCTCGTTCATAGTATAAGGACCATCTGTTATATCACCATCAATTCTAAATCTTTGATATACCTGAACAACTTTACCTGAGTTTTCTGCGATAGATTCAAGTTCACCATATACATTACTTGATAAACCATACATGTAGTCGGCATTGTTTAATCCACCACCAAGAGCAACTGGTAGAGATCTTGTTCCATATAGTTTAGTAGGAACAGAAATACCATTCTGAGATGTAATTTGTGTATAGTAGGTTCCTGTCTTAATTTGATTTCTAATAATATCAATGTTAGATCTTACAATTCTACTCATTGATTTTGTATTATAATTTGCAGCTTCAGATGAATCATAGAACTTATAGAATCCTGCATTAGGTGAAGGTTCTGCAAGTGTATTATCAAGTGCTGCTTGCATGTATGTTTGAAGTGTGCTCAAGGCATATTGTTTAATGTTGTATTCATTATCTGAGAAGAATACTGTACCATCTCCAGACTGATAAGGATCAAGTGCACTCTTAGTAAGTTTAACACCCCATACGTAAATACCATCTGTACCATTACCTGCATAGTTTTGAGAACCAGATGCATTATTGATAATGATCTTATTCTGTAATGTTGCGAAACCAAAGGAGAATGTAGTTGTAATAAATGCTCTATACCAACCATTACCTAGAGGAACTACTCCTGCAGAATCATTACTCATACCACCCTGAGGTGTGAACACAGAACCAATAGTTCCTGTAGTTAAGTTAAGGTCAAAGAAGATTCTTTGTACAGCAGAGGTTCCTTCATCAAGTGACATTTGGAAACGAACTGATGTATATCCACCTGCCTTGATAAATGCTGAGAATGTAAATGTCTGATTTGCATCTGCAGAAATTGAACCAGTGTCAAATGACTCGTTAGTAGTGTCAAATTTAACTACACCAGAGTCGAAGGTTTCAAAAGCAGTCAGACTGAAATCTCTGTTAAGTGTATGAAGTGCAAGATTAGTGCTTGGTACAATTTTCTCAGAAGTAATTGTAAGATCGGGAGCAGCAATTGAGTTATTTGTAATGGTTGCTTCAGTTGCAGTCCAATCACTTGCTATTGCCTCTGGATTATTGAATAAGTTTGCACCTGCAATCTGACCAGTAATATTAGATGTTAATGTTCTAGCATGTGCAATAGTTTGTACATTTGTTGGTTTGTTATACCAGTCATAACCTGCAGCAACTGTATTGACTACACCTACTGCCTTGGATGTTCTACCAACAATAGTATTACCATTTGCCCATTGTGTTCCTACAAATGGAGCAACAACTAAGTATGTTGTATCTTCATTCCATTCTAATACTTTTGCATAAGCACCATTACTTGAATGTATTACTTCACCAACTGTATAATTTCCAATATTACTTGTTAATGTGATTTCGTATGCAGTTGTCTTATCTGTAAGATCAGTTGCAACAATATCATGAACCATATCATCAGTGATATTTGTAAGGAATTGATCGTATACCCACTGACCAGTACCAAATTGTGAGTTGACCTGATTAGTAATTTCTTCCTTATAATAGTTGTAGTTGAAAAGAATATGTTTAGCAGCACTTCTACCTGCAAGTTTAGCAGGTGATAAGAAGTTAACTGCAATTTTAATTAACTCTCTAAATCTCGTAATTACAGTAGAAATAGTAGTTGGTGATTCAGAATCTCTAATTGCAGTTTCATCAGTCTTTGTCGCAGCATATCCAGTTGGTAAAGTAAATCCACTATTGAAATCTTGAAGTATATTATTAAGTGCATACTCACCAATAACTCCAACTTGTTCTATAGCAAATATAAACGCAAGTAATTCATCTTCTATAGTTTGAATTTGTAAACTAGCATTGAGATATGTCTCCATAGCAGTTATTGTGCTATTTTGACCACCAGTTTGTAAGTCAGATATCATAGCAAGTAAGATATCTTTTAAATTATTTTGAACTACTATTTCTGTTCTTCCAGTACCAGGATAACTAAACGCAGTATAAGATACACCATTGAGAGTGTAGTTAAATTCTGATGATGTTAAACCAGTTGCTTCTTCTACAATATATTGTCTATTAAAGTATAATCTATCTCCACCGATATCAAAATCATTATCGGTAGGTGCAATCATGTCATTGATCGTCGTGATAAGAGCGTCAACCTCAGTCTTAACAGCATCAAAGTAAGTAGAAACGTTATTGCCAGTAATATCCCAGTCACCTGTAATAATATCATTTGTGTTGTCATAAGTTAAGTCTCCTGTAATTGCTTCTTTAATGTAAACTGCAAGACGATCATGAGCATATATTGACTGAACAACTTGTAAACGAACTCGTCTTATCTCATTATTATTTCCGAGATAGAAGTTTGCTGTCTCTACAATTTTTGCATTACCACCATTTTCAAGATCTTCAGCAATTGCTTGAACAATAGTTGTTAGATCAGTTTTCTTCTGTAATGTTCCTGCATCAGATAAACCATTATTATTTCCTGGTAAATCTAGTACTAGATCAGGATAACGTTGTAGCATATCATAAGTTGCCTTATCAACGATAACACTAGCATTTTGTCGAATTAGATATGCAGCATCTCTATATCTGTATTGTCCATCAATATCAATTTGATTTGTGTATATAATGTCAGAAGTTCCATCGTGATATGATACTGGGAATGGTACTTCTTTAAATCCATTTACTCTACCACCAATAAATTCAGCAGCAGGTGATACAGAAGTTACTGTAGCAAGATAATCTGTAGGAGATGCTAGTATAGCATTGTTTAATGTATCAGTTAATATTGTGACTAAGTTATTTTGAGTAGTAATAACATCAGAACAATCTGATAATGAATAGAATACCTTAGTGACAGCATTTGTTGCAGATGCAGTCCATGTATGTGTGTATTGATCATCTGCCTTAGATGCACCAACATTTATTGTAAATGTATTTGCATCATGTGCTGTTAGTGGTAGAACTTGTGCAGATGCAGGGTCAGTGGATCTTGGATATGTGTGAGTTGTAGCATTACCATCTTTAGTACATGTAAATGTCAGAGAGTTATCCGAAATAATTACAGAATCACCTGCAACATCAATTCCATTGGATGTAGCAGAAACAAACGTATGTGTATAATTACCACCTGTAGATACACCATTAGCAAGTCCAGATGCAAACTTATGTGTATAATTACCGCCAGTTTGAACAAGTGCTCTTTGAACTCCATTACTTGATGCAGATACAAATGTATGTGAGTAATTACCACCTGTTGTAATTGCGTCAGCAGTAGCAGAAACAAATATATGATTAGATGTATTTGTAGAAGGTGTGCTTGCTAAAGTCTGAACAGTGATTGTGTCATCAGTGACATCAGTGATTGTGACTGCAGTGTTATAGTTAGGATCAGTAGTTCTAGGATATGAATGGTCTGTAGCATAATCGTCTTGAGCACATCTGAATGTTATTGAGTTTGTTGCTATCTTAACTGCAGTTCCTCTTCTTAAATTATGACGACCTATTGTAAGTGTCATGAATCCAGTTGTAGGATTATAATCAGCATGTGTAGGTGTGAACTTTCTTAATGGAGATTTACCAACGTTGATACTTAGTTTGTTATAATCAACATTGAATACTTCCATCCACTTACCACTGATAGGATCAGTAGCACGAGGATATGCTTTATTAGAACTATTACCATCCATTGAGCAACTAAATGTCACTGCACCATCTGCCAATTTAATTCTTTCGTACTCTTTAATTTGATGTCCATGCTGTACAGCATTAGTTGATGCAGATACAAATGTATGAGCAGATAGATCTGATATTGGAGTTCCGTCTCCATTTACGTTGACTGTAATTGTAGTTGCAGTTTCATCAGTGACTGTTAGATCATAATTATACGCATAGTCATTACTGCTTGCTCTTGGATATGTCTTCTGAGCAGTATTACCATCTAATGTGCATGTAAATGTAATTGAGTTAGGTTGAATTCTGACTGTATCACCAACTTTTAAAGTGTGTGATCCAATAGTCAATACCATATCACCTGTAGTAGGATTGTATGTAGCGTTAGTTGGAGTAAAGTTGGTGGTTGCAAATGTCAATTCCATGACACCAGTTGTTGCATCATAAGTTGCACCATTAGGTGTGTACTGATGACTTACAACTCCAGATAATGTATGAGTTGTTGTGTTGGAAGGTGTATATCCATTAAGAACATTTATAGTGACAGAATTACTTGTAACAGCATCAATAGGAATTGCCTCAGCGACTGCAGGATCACCTTCTATAATTCCACCCTTAGTAGCAGATACAAATGTGTGAGTTGTTGTATTTGTAGAAGGAATCTTATCAAGTACTTGAACTGTAAATGTGGTTGTAGTTGGAACAGTTTCTACAAACAACCATCTATTACTTGCATAATCTGTAGATCTTGGGTATGGATGATTAGTTGCGTTATTATCTTCATTACATGTAAATGTGAGAGATAGATCTTGGAACATAATTGGAGTTCCTACTCTAAATCCATGAGCAGCAGCAGTTGTGACTGACATTATGCCAGTTACAGGATTATAAGATGTACCAGTTGTAGCAGTATGTCTATCTTGTTCAGATCTAGGATATAAATGTTCTGTAGCATTACTATCTTGTGTACATGTAAAGACTAGAGAATTAGGTGCTAACTTAATAGTTGAGTTTGCTTTACTTACACCACCAGATGTTGCACTTACAAATGTGTGAGCAGTGACGTTAGTAGAAGGAATATTATCTAAAACCTGTACATCAAATGTGTTTGTTGTGACATTGAAAATAGGAATCCACTTATTACTTACAGCATCAGTAGATCTTGGATAGTCATGGTTTGTAGCATTGTTATCTTGTGCACAAGTAAATCTCAATGAGTTATCTGCAATCTTAACTTTCTCACCATTAGAGAAGTTATGACCTGCAATAGTCAATGTCATGATACCTGTTGAAGGTACATAGACTGCATTTGTGACTGTATGAGTTGTTGGAGCAGGAAGACTATGGTTTCCAATAGTTAACTCAAGTGCACCTGTGGTAGCATTATATGATCCTTGTCCAGTAGGTATGTAAGCAACTGTTGGTGATTTACCAATATTAACTGTAATTGTATTATCTCTCTTAATAATACTATGCTCAAGAGCAGATACAAATGTATGAACATATTGATCGGCAACAGCACCAATACCTACATTAACTTTGACTGTATCGTCTGTCTTTTCTTCAATCCTTAACCATCTCTGTGCAGCAGGATCAGTTGCTCTAGGATAAGAATGAGTTGTTTTATTACCGTCTTTAGTGCATGCAAATGTTAGAGAATTTAATTCAATTCTAATTTCGTTATCAGTTGTTAATCCATGACTAGGAATGGTAATAACCATATCACCTGTTTGTGCATTGTAGCTTGCATTAGTTGCAGTTAGAGGTGTACCATTAGTCCAGATTGGGAGCGATGTATTATAACCAGGATCATCAGTTCTTGGATATGAGTGTATAGTTTTGAAGTTATCTTGTGAACACTTGAATGATACCGCATCTTTAGAAAGTCTGAGTGTTTCTCCAGAGCGAACCATAGAATTAGGTAATGCATACTGGAATGTATGAGTTGTAGTATTACTTGAAGTACCTACGTTAACATCAAATGTATTTGTGGTGACATTGCTTATTGCTAACCACTTATTGTAATAAGGATCAGTAAGTCTAGGATATGGATGATCTGTAGCATTACTATCTTGTGCACATGTAAAGACTAATGAATATACATCAAACATTACTCTATCACCGACATAGAATCCATGATTAGCAATGGTAATTGTCATTACACCTGTTGATGGATTATAAGCAGCTCCCTCAGGTGTATATTTCCAAGCAGTTCTTAGATCATTATCACCAATGTCCATAGTCATGAATCCAGTCTGACCATTATAAGTGGCATCAAGAACTGTGTAATTTACAGTTGGTGATTTACCTACATTAATACTAAAGTTATTAGCATCAATTCTGGTGACTTCCATCCAACCTTGTCCAGCTGGATCATCAGGACGAGGATAAGATTGTGATACTGTATTACCATCTGATGTACATGTCATGGTAATAGAGTTTGGTTTCAATTTAATTCTATCACCAGTCTGAAGATTATGACCATTAGATGTGATTCCTAAAACACCAGTGGTAGCAGTGTATGTTGCATTACTTGCAGTTATTTCACGAGGTGAAAGTAATCCATGACTGTTGCTAGTAAGAACCATATCACCAGTAGCAGGATTATATGTTGCACCTGTAGGAGTAAAGTTTACAGCAGATGGATAATCAGAATCTTTTAGAGTTCCATCATATACCTGTGTGAATGAATGACTTGTATCTTGAATATCCCAAGGAACATTATTAATAACAAATTTAGATATTTTCTCTACAATTTCAGTTGCATATACTTCTTGTGGAACATCACCCTCAATAGTTCCTGTTGCTATTGATATTGGATTTGTTGTTCTATTAATGTATGATGCAGATGTAGTCCAGATATGACTATTACTACCATTACGAAGGTCGTCTACTAATGCTTGTATGAGAACTTCAAGTCTTGCTAATTGAGCACTATCTCCACCTTTAACAGTATGTGCAGGGAATACCTGCTTCATGATGTATAGTGCTTCTGCTTTTATAAGTTCTTTATTTGTTAAAATATGATCAGCAGCATTTAAGTATCTGTGTGTTCTACCAACAAATCCAGCTGGTGCACCAGTTGTACGAGATGTTGCTAATATAGAATCATTGTTGAATTCGTCTCCAATAGCAGGACTAACAAAACCAGACCAATCTTCTGTATATGTTTGACCATTAGACCCATCAAAGTGAACTAATAATTTAGTATTTGTATCACCCTGATGTATTCCAGTTTGAGAAGTAAATGCTGAACTATAACGATTACTATTAGATACCCTTAATTCATCAATATATCCTGTAAATCCATTAGCACCATTATAATCCATACCAACTCTAATTGGTTTAGTAGCAAAATTACTACTATCAGTTCCAGTTCCTACCTCAACACCATTCAACCAAATCTTAGTGGTTGAACCAGATCTAACAATAGCAACATGATACCATGTAGCATTATTAAGAGTAGTAGCACCAGATGTGACAAGATCTGATCCATTTACATTATAACGAATCTGAGCTGCTTCTAGATATACTCTAACAGCAACTTCAGTTGCGTTTTCTCTTTGATCTAATAAAGTTGCAGTTCCAGATATTGCTGCAGAGTCAGGATTGACCCAGAACTCTAAAGTAAATGCACCAGTCCCCCAAGCAAATTCACTAGAAGCAGCGATATTTACATAATCTCCTGTGCCATCTAATAATAGTGATGATCCACCAAACTTAAATGATCCAGTAGATATTTGTGCATTACCTGCAAATGTAATAGCATGTATATCTTGACCATTATACTGACATCTACCAATCTTACCAAGATAAACTGTTTTTCTTGCTTGACTGTATCCAACAACTTCTGCTTTAGTTCCTTCACCTTCTGCTAGAGAACCAATTCTAATAGTTTGACCCGCTACAAAGAATCCAGTTCCTTTTTGATTTGTAAATGTTAACTTACGTATCTTAGCATTTTCTGCAGAATCAAAATCTCCATTGGAATTACCGTATTCTATCTTGTAATTTCTAATATCTTCACCCTCTGCTAAATCACCACTAGCATTATCATAGGTAATTACATAGTTGTTAATTTGTTCAGTAGCAGGGAAGTTTTCATTGAATGGAGTATTGTTATCTGTAAAGTCAACAATATTAACTGAAGAATTAGCAATATTATCAAGAACAACGTTTGGATATGTCTGTGATGTAATTCTGTTGAATAGTAAACCAAAGAATGATGATCCTGGTGATATATTAACCTGACCAATAAACTCATTAGTTGTAGGATCTTGGTATACACTTGAGGCAGTGACCTGTGCTACAACACCTGACTGTGCAGCAATAATATAGTCATTAAGTTGAATGTCAAATAAACCTGGTGTAGATTGATATGTACCTGCAGTCTTACTTAAAGTTAATTGATCTGTGACTGATATATCAGTACCATAAACAGGAACATCTTCTTGATGTGAAACTGCAGTAGTACCATTCTGTGCTCTGGTCACAGTAAGAGTTGTAGATTCACTACCTTGTGTGATAGCAGACACTAATACAATTTCAGATCCAAATTGATAGTTCTTACCTGCTGTAAATGTTCCAGCTGGGACTGCTGCATCAGCAGCAGTATTATCAGTCCTATATGCTACTACTTCTATAGAAGTTGTAGATAAACCAACAGTATAACGAAGTTGAGCAAGAGGTAGTTCCTGACCTGTCTGTAAGTTGACTTGTTCAACTTTTGCAGTATCACCATCAAAGTTAGTGACTTGCTCACCAAATATGAATAGTCCACCACTAGCAACACCACCAGTTACAGTGTAAGTTGTACCAGAGAACGCTGCTCCACCAGATAAGGTAGCAGTTATAATTTCATTTGTTTGGAAATTACCTAGAGTGACAGTTCCTGATATTGTAGTGCCAACAACTTGTGTGATTGTTAACTGAGCACCAGATGTTGCACCTGTAAATACTGTACCTGCAGTCACATCTGCAGCAGCAGGGAAGTTTCCAGTGGTGACATTATTGATGTTTATATCAGCAGTTCTTGTAGAAATATTAGCAGAGAATCCAGTAGCACCAACTGTACATAATTCACCACCGCCACCTGCAGTAGGTAGAATAAATGTTCCTTGAGTTATAAAACCAGTGATAGTATTACCAGTGACTTTTGTTACTGTTAAACGAGCATTGGATGAAGTACCTACAACAGTATTTCCAACATTAGGGAAAATACCACTGATATTAGTAAATGTAAGATCAACCGTTTGTATAAGATTAATAGTGACGTTTACATATTTGACACTAGCAGGAGGTTGTGGTGGTTCAACGAATACTATTGAGTCCTGTTGAATTGAGAATGCAGTACCAGGTGTTTGTACAACACCGTTAAGTACGATCATTAACTGGTTTGCGTTAGCAACAATATTAGTTTGATTAACTTGTAGTGGGAATGAAGTTCTTTCACCATCAAACAGAGATGATATATCATCAATTCTTTGTACAACAGATGTTAGAATATTCTCAGAAGAAGTTAATCGTTTCTGTCTGAATAATACCTCAGTATTATTGAATGCAGTATAAACAGGTTCTACAAGAGCAAAGTTTTGTATATTAGGAACTATCGCTTCTTGTGCTAATTCAACAGACTTAGTTAAAGAGAAGAATGTTTCTTTGTTAGGAATAAATCCATACTCATTTAAGTTAAGTTCACCAAATACTTTGAATGATGCAGGGTGAACGTTCTTAATAAGAATCTCTTTCCATTCACTGATAGAAGTAGAAGATTTAACAGCATAAGAGAAGTCCTGATAATAGTAAGAGTCTTGAATCTTCTGAATAATCTCAGATGGTTTACCAACGTCATCAATAAACTGACCAGTAGTTCTAGTGATAGAACCAATCTCAAGAACACCACGAGCGATTTTAAGATCAGTAATAATACCAGAAGATTTAGATATAACACCAGTGATTCTTTGATTTTCTGCAAAGTCTCCAGTATAATCAACAATCTTAAGTACTCTAGGTCCTACCTGCCAACCAGAGTTTGTAGATACAAATCCTTGAGCAGTTGCAGTAGCAAGAGAATCACCTTGATATACAAGTTCTCCTTCTAAGAAAGTAGAGGTAATAACATTTGCTTCAGCAGAACCACCAAATGATTCAGTTAATACTTGCTGACGACCTGTACCTGCGTTAGAGAATGATAAAGCATCACCAAGTTCAGCGTTAGCAGCAGTAATAGCGAGTTTTAATTGATCATCTTCTAGTGAATTTGCAGTACCAGATATCGCATAGTAAGTTGTGCTTCCATTTAATCTACCAACAGCACCTGCAGATAGAGGGAAGTCAGCACCATCACCAGTATCAACAACATTTAATGTGACTGCAGCACCATTTGCAATACCGTGTGGGAAAGCAAATTGTAATAATCCTAAATCAAGGTTTATAACATAGTTAAATGAAGATCTTAATGAAACTGTAGGAGTTGATGAATATCCTGCACCAGGATCTTTAACAATAATAACATCTAATCTACCATTCTTAATTGTTGCTTCAGCAACAGCACCAGATCCTCCACCACCAGTGACTATAACAGCAGGTGCTTGTGAATATCCAGTACCTGGATCTGTAATGGTAATACTATCAAGTATACTTGTAGAAGTAAGCTGTGCGTTTATTGGGAATGATATTTCAGGGCGTAGCGTGTAGTCATGTGGATAATCATAACCAAAATTATTGTTCTTAAGTTTCTTAATCTTACCAACATTTGCACCCTTAGTAAATACAGATGCTCCTGTACCTGCTGATGGTATAACAACTACTAACTCAGCACCAGATCCAGTCAATCCAGTTCCAAGTATGCCAGGTATAGCATTAATATCAATTGATGCAGTAGTATAATTTTTACCTGGAGATGTGACAACTACATTATTGATTTGACCAGGAATTGTTGATCCTTCTGCATCAGTTCCATCTGCAACAGTGATAGAAACAAATCCACCTTCACCATCACCAGTAATAGGAACGCCATTATAAGTTCCAACTGCATATTCAGTACCTGGTGCATTGATCTGCACTCTTTCAATTTGTCTACTAGATGTAATACCACTAACAATAGGTAATTTAGTATAGAAACCACCAGGATTAACAATACGAATATCACCAATAGAACCAACTGCCTTAGTAGAACTTGTTGTGTAAGATGCTTGAGATATAGTTGCAGCAGCTTCTGGTTCATTAGCGAGTGGGAACTTAAGTATATCAGCACCTTTAGTAATGGTAGCACCTGCAACAGAACTGATCTCAAATGTTCCGTCATATGGAGAATTTACAACATCAAGATAACTACCAGGTACCACTGGGCTATCATCACCAGTTCTTGATGGATCAAAGTAATATGATATATTTGTTACTATATTTCTATCAACTTTAAGTTTTACTGTAGGAGTTGGTTGTCCACCACCAGTGACACCAGGTGTACCAACTCTTTCTATAGAGTTGAATGAATATTCTAGTTTGTATAGATTATCTTTTGCAAATGATAAGTTTCCACCTGCCATAGATGAATGACTAAGATCAAACAAATACTGATGACCATAGTACATCTTTAATGTCGGTGATTTAACAAAAATACTTACAGCAGATGCTGATGTAGCAGGAGCAGTGAGAGCTGCTTGATCTAGTTTATATGTAA